CAGACGGACAGGCACGAGTGCAATTTTTAAAGCAAGAATACGAGGAGCAGTGGCTCCTGGCTTCTACGGAGGACAGAGAGAAAGCCGCTTCTAGGTTCGTTCCTAGGACGACATTCTATGCCTAATAAATTTAGTAGTGGCAAATTTGCAATTGCCGAATGTGACCGATGTGGTCAGCGGTATAAGTTAAAGGAGCTACGGAAGTTAGTTGTAAAGCAACAGATAAAAAACATTAAGGTTTGCCCTAGCTGCTGGGACCCAGATCAGCCACAATTGTCGTTAGGGATGTACCCAGTTGATGACCCACAGGCTGTACGGGAACCACGTCCTGATGTAAGCTATCAAGTATCAGGAAGTAGCGGTTTACAACTGAATGGAAGTAACGATAATACCGAAGAAGGTGTTGGTTTTCCAGAAGGTGGTAGTAGGATTTTCCAGTGGGGATGGAACCCCGTTGGCGGTGCTAGAGACGATGGATTAACCCCCAACAACTTAGCTCCAGAAGGTCAGGTAGGCAGTGTAACGGTAACAACAACATAAGGAGTTGAAAATGTTTAAGAAAAGCGCAGATGGGATTGCTAAAAAAGGCAAGACCGAAGGTAAAAATTTAGGTGACTCAGGTCCTAAAGTTCTGGGCATGAAAGCTAAACCCAAGATGGGTGGTAAAGACCAGATGGACATGAAAAAGATGGGTCGTGGTTTGGCTAAGGTTAAGAACCAAATGATGCGTAAAGCTGGAAGGGGTCGATAATGGCTCACTATTCTAAAAAAGTAATGGGCAAGGAAGTTGGAGACGCTAAAGTCTATGCTCCTCCCCATACGATGAAGGGTAAGACAATCTCTGCTAAAGGACTGACTTCTAAAGGTATGACTGGCGCACAAGAAATGGCGACTATGAACATCTCGGTTGACGGTATTAGCAAAGGTAATGGTAAACCCATAAACCAATACGGCAAGATTGAGATGCGTGGTGCTGGTGCAGCTACTAAAGGTCGTATGTCTAGCGGGAAGATGGGATGAATTACACGCAGTTAACGTCCGCTATTAAAGGGTTTGCTGAGAACGACTTCCCAGCGACAGTCGGGTCGTTTACGTCTCCTGAACAGATTGCCCGTTTTGTCCAGTTGGCAGAGCAAAGTGTTTTTAATACCGTACAGCTACCTGCTTTTCGTAAGAATGTTACAGGTAACATGACAAGTGGCAATAAGTACTTAGCAACTCCTCCTGACTGGCTGGCTACTTTTAGTATTGCGGTGATTAATGCGGCAAATGAGTATCACTACCTTTTAAATAAAGATGTTAACTTTATCCGTGAATCCTACCCAGATACGGACGCCAACTTTTATGCGGAACCTCAGTATTACGCTGTATTTGACGATAACACCTTTATTTTAGGACCTACCCCAGACGCTAGTTACGCTACAGAACTTCATTATTTCTACTACCCGCAGTCTATTGTGACGGCTGGAACGTCTTGGTTAGGCACAAACTTTGATTCCGTGTTGTTATATGGTGCATTGTTAGAAGCAGCTAATTTTATGAAATCCGATGCCGATGCAGTTAATTTATACAAAGAACGTTATGGCAGAGCCATGGCAGAACTCAAACAATTAGGCGATGCAAAAGAGCGTCAAGACGCCTACAGAAGTGGACAAGTGAGGTATCCAGTCAAATGATTAGCGTACAAGGATTAGGTGAATCCAACGGGATTCAAGTATTTACAAAAGACCACGGTGGCTTTACTCCAGAGGAAGTCGCTGAACGGGCATTAGATAAGATTATTCAGGTGGGGGATCAGTCTCATCCCTTGGTTCGGGAGCAAGCCATTGCTTTTAGGAATCATATTCGGGAAGTACTAGTCTTTTACATGAATGAAGCGGTAAAATTTGATCGTGTAACACTAGCTCACAAGCTACGGGAAGCTGGTCATCCTGAATTAATTAAACTTTTAGAGGAGTAAATCATGGCATTTACAGGCAACTTCATGTGTACTAGCTTCAAAGTACAACTAATGACAGCAACACACAACTTTACAAACGGTACTGGTAATACGTTTAAACTGGCTATGTATGACAACTCAGCGTCATTTACGGCTGCGACTACAGCGTATACGGCTAGTAATGAAGTAGCGGCTTCTGGTACTTATGTAGCAGGTGGTGGGACATTAACCAACGTAACCCCTACGTCTACAGGTACGACTGCATTTACTGACTTTGCGGATCTATCGTTTACCTCTGCGACCATTACAGCTTATGGCGCCATGATTTATAACGATACCGCTGCTGGTGATCCTTCTGTATGTATTCTAGACTTTGGCGGTGCTAAGACTTCCACAGCAGGTACATTTACGATTGTGTTTCCAGCAGCAGACTCAAGTAACGCCATTATTCGGATAGCGTGATTAAGGTGTGGCTGATGTCATTGTTCCGTTAGGAGGCTGGGGCAGCCAAGGCTGGGGTGATTCTGCTTGGGGAGTTGGAAGTGTATCCCTTGTAGCCACTGGAGCTGTTGGTACAGTCGTTGTAGTAACGGATGTTAATGTTGATGTAACTGGAGTTTCTGGAACTGGAAATATAGGTTCTGTAGTTGTAGAAGCTGGTGCGGATGCTTTAGTTACGGGCTTACAGGCAGTTGGCAGTGTCGGTTCAGTAGCAGTGCAGGCGGGTACTATTGTCGATGTAACAGGCGTTTCTGGTACGGGGCAGTTAGGTAGCGCAACAGTAACGGGAACGGCAGTTGTAGATGTAACTGGAGTAACAAGTACAGGACAAGTTGGTAGTGTCACTATTACAGGTACAGCAAGTTTTAGTGTTACAGGCTTATCAGGAACGGCTTCTGTAGGTTCTGTTGTAGCACAGGCGGGGGCTGATGTTCCAGTCACAGGATTAGGTGCAACAGGCAGTGTTGGCTCAGTAACGGTTCAAGAAGGTGTCGGAGTCTTTGTTGTAGGCGTTGCTGGGACAGTGGGACTTGGTAGCGCTTCTGTAACAGGTACAGCAGTTGTAAACGTTACGGGTGTAGCAGGTACGGTAGCAGTAGGGACTGTAGTAGTTACTCCTAGTATTGAAGTGTTAGTTACAGGCGTTGCGGGTACAGTTAGCGTAGGAAGTTTAACAACTACTGCCTCTGCTAATGTTAGCGTGACGGGAGTGCAGGGTACAGGACAAGTAGGAAATGTTTTAATTTGGAGCATTATTGGCGATGACCAAACCCCAAATTGGACAATTATTAGGACAGCAGCATGAGTGATGTTACTGTACCTTTAGGAGGTTTTGGCAGTCAAGGCTGGGGAGACTCAGCTTGGGGAGAAGGAAATGTATCGTTTGTAGCAACAGGGTCAGTAGGCTCTGTGACTGTAGAAGCAGACGCAAATGCTCCAGTTACGGGGTTACAGGTAACAGGCTTTGTTGGTAGCGTACTAGTAGAAGCTGATGGAAATGTTTTAGTTACAGGAGTTGCAGGCACAGTCAGCATAGGAAGTGTTGCTGTTAATGGCTCTGCTAATACCCCAGTTACAGGGCTTCAAGCAGTAGGCAGCGTGGGTAGCGTAACTGTAATTCCTTCATTGGACGTTTTTGTAGTAGGAGTTAGCTGTACGGCAAGCATAACTTCTGTTTCAGTTTGGATTACGATTAATGATAATCAGACACCAAATTGGGTTGAAATAGCAGCATAAAATGGATATTATTCAGGTAAGGACAAATTATGGCATCGACATATAGTGACTTAAAAATAGAGCTGATTGGTACTGGCGAACAGACTGGTACTTGGGGTACCACGACCAATAACAACTTCTCTATTGCTTTTCAAGAAGCCATTACAGGATCGGCAGACGTAGCGTTTTCTAGTTCAGACGTTACCGTTACCCTAACGGATACAAACGGCTCCCAAACTGCTCGTAATCTACGTTTAAACCTCACAGGTACTTCAGGCGGGGCAAGACAGTTAATCCTTGGTTCAGGTTGCCAAATTGAGAAGCTCTACCTCATTAACAACGGTTTAGCCGATGCGGTCACGGTAAAGAACACGTCAGGTACAGGTATTGCAGTCCCTGCTGGTAAGTCGATGTTTGTCTATAACAACGCTACTAACGTAGTAGATGCAATTACACATCTAAGTTCACTGACTCTTACTACGGCACTTCCAGTTGCTTCAGGCGGTTCGGGAGCAGCTACTCTAACGGGTGTCTTAAAAGGTAACGGTGCATCAGCGTTTACTGCAGCCACAGCAGGAACAGACTATGTAGCACCTGGCACAGCAACGACATTTACCGCTTTACAGACCTTTGCTGGTACGTCTTCTAATGCAGACCTAAAGACCTCTAATATTATTGAGACCGCTACAGTCTCAGCCACGGCAGCAACAGGCACAATTGACTACGACATTACGACTCAGTCAGTTTTATATTACACAACCAATGCGTCAGGTAACTTTACAGTTAACTTCCGTGGTTCTAGCGGTACTTCTTTAGATACCCTTATGGCTACAGGTGAGTCTATGTCTGTTACTTTCTTGGTAACTAACGGAGCTACGGCTTATTACAACTCCGCAGTTCAAGTAGACGGAAGTGCCGTAACTCCTAAATGGCAAGGCGGTACAGCTCCTACAAGCGGAAACGCAAGCTCAATAGATAGTTATACCTACGTCATAATTAAAACGGGAACTGCTACATTCACAGTCCTTGCTGCTCAAACAAAATTCGCATAAGGTTATAGATGCCACGCTTATCTAAAATTGGTGCAGCAGCCCTAGCAGCATTTGGATGGACATCTGGTGCTGGAGTCACTGCCGACTTCCTTGTTGTCGCTGGTGGCGGTGGTGGCGGTGCTGAGGATGGCGGCGGTGGCGGTGCTGGTGGATTTAGAACTGGAACAACATCTTTAAATCCAACGCTTTCATATTCAATAACAGTAGGTGCTGGTGGCGCTGGTGGTGTAAACGATAGAGGTTTAAATGGTAGTGATTCTGTATTTAACACTATTACATCAACTGGTGGCGGTGGTGGTGGAAAATATAGTGGAACAACTGCTGGAAAAGATGGCGGTTCTGGTGGTGGTAGTGCTAATTCAGGTACTGCTGGAAGCGGTAACACACCATCAACTTCACCATCACAAGGTAACAATGGTGGTGTAGGTAGAACTGGCTCACCTTATTATGGCGGTGGAGGTGGTGGAGCAAGTGCTGCTGGAACTGCTGGAACATCAGGCGGCAATGGTGGTGCTGGAACAGCATCATCTATCTCAGGTTCTTCTGTAACTTATGCTGGTGGTGGTGGTGGAGGTTCAGTATCAGGTGGCTCATCAGGTGGCGCTGGAGGTGGCGGTGCTGGTGCAGCATCATCTTCCAAAGTTACTGGAACGGCTGGTACATCCAATACAGGTGGCGGTGGCGGTGGTGGTTCAGATGCAAACGGAGATGGCGGTCAAGGTGGTTCAGGAATCGTCATCATCTCCTATGTAGGCGTACAACAATTCGGTGGCGGTGTTGTTACCTCAAGCGGTGGTAACACAATTCACACATTTACTACATCTGGCACATTAAGCCCATTGTCTTCATTGACAGCAAGCACATTGGTAGTAGCTGGTGGTGGCGGTGGCGGAGCATCATCTCCAGATGGCGGTGGTGGTGGTGGCGGGGGTGCGGGTGGATTTCGCACAGGTTCTGGCTTAACGATTGATACCAATTCAATCTACCTTGTAACTGTTGGTGGTGGTGGATCTGCTGGTACAACTGGTGGAAGTGGTGACGGCACTATTGGTGCTGATTCTGTATTTTTTACCATTACATCTACTGGTGGTGGTTTGGGTTCTAAAGCAGATGGTACAGGTGGAAATGGTGGTTCAGGCGGTGGCGGTGGAGATGGCGGTGGAGCAACAAATGCTGGAGGAACAGGAAATACACCAGCAACTTCTCCATCTCAAGGTAGCAATGGTGGTTCGTCTGCTTCAAACGCTGGCGGAGGTGGTGGAGGTGCGAGTGCAGTAGGCGCTAACGCCAATACTGCAACAAGTGCTGGAGCTGGTGGTGCTGGTTCTGCATCTAGTATTACTGGCACATCTGTAACTTACGCTGGTGGCGGTGGCGGAGGAATGAATAATGCCAATGCTGGAACTGCTGGAGCTGCTGGAGCTGGCGGTGGTGGTGCTGGCGGGAGAGCCGCAGCTGGAACTGCTGGTACTGCTAACTTAGGTGGCGGTGGTGGTGGTGGCGGTAGGGAATCTGGTGTACAAAATTTTAATGGTGGTGCTGGTGGCTCAGGCATCGTAATCATCTCCTACCCTGGCTCTACTCAACAAATGGCTGGCGGTACAGTTACTGTAGCTGGCGGTAATGTAATCCATACATTCACATCAAGCGGATACCTAACCCCAATCGTGTTAGTAAATAACTCATTGCGTTTCCGTTCAAGTGCATCTGCTTATCTAAACAGAACTCCAACAACTGTTGGTAATCGTAAAACTTGGACATGGAGTGCTTGGGTAAAAAGAGGTTCATCAAGTTTTAATACATTATTTGCTGCTCGACAACCTGCACCAAGACAATATATTGCTTTTTATAATAATCAAATTTATTGTTATGGAACAAGCTCTGGTTCTGATTTTGTTGAATGTAATACTGCAGCAGTATTTCGAGATTTTTCTGCTTGGTATAATATTGTTTTTGTATATGATACAACTCAAGCAACTGGTTCTAATAGAGTAAAGGTTTATGTTAATGGTGTGCAACAAACATTAACTTTTACAACAACACCATCTCAAAATTCTGATGGTGCAATAAATGGGAATTGGTTACATTATCTTGGTTCTCAAGATTCATCTACTCCCGATTTAGATGCCTACCTAGCTGAAGTTAACTTTGTTGATGGTCAAGCCCTAACACCAAACAGCTTCGGTACAACCAGCGACCTCGGTGTATGGCAACCTATCCGCTACGGTGGTAGCTACGGCACAAATGGGTTCTATCTAAAGTTTACCGACACGACCAGCACAACGACTTTGGGATACGACTCCTCACCCAACGGCAACAACTGGACAACCAATAACATTAGCCTAACTGCTGGCTCTACTTATGACAGCATGACCGATGTGCCTACCAACACAAACTCAAATACGGCTAATTACTGTGTGTTAAGCCCTGTTGATACTTATGATAATCCACCAACACAAGGAAATCTGGCAAGAATTGGGGTTGGTCATACTGGCTCTCCTTGGTCTACTTGCCGTGCAACTTTGGGTGTTTCTAGTGGAAAATGGTATTTTGAAGGAACATTTACTGGCTCTACTGGTTCTGCTGGTAATAATATGATTGGAGTAATGACCACTACAACATCTACTTTAAGTGATGCGTATGGTGGCTCAACTACTCGTAGCTACCAAGCTAATGGTAATTTGCAAGGCGATAACTCAACTGGAACAGTATCTTCAGCTACTAGTGGCGATGTCATTATGATTGCCTTTGATGTTGATGCTGGACAATTATGGGTTGGTAAAAACGGCACATGGATGAATAGTGGTGTTCCAGCAAGCGGTACAGGTAATGTATTTACAACTTTGCCAACTTCACCAATAGTTCCACAGGTTTCTATGTATGGAAACACAGGCGATAACTATGGATGGTTTACTAACTTCGGTCAACAACCATTCGCCTACACCCCACCAACAGGCTTTTTACAACTAAACACATTTAACTTACCTACTCCTACGATTGGTGCTACTGCATCTACATTGGCTGGCGATTATTTCAATACAGTTCTTTATACTGGAAATGGTGGCTCACAGTCTGTAACAGGTGTAGGATTTCAGCCTGATTGGGTTTGGGTTAAGGTTCGTAGTTCTACACAAAACCACTCATCTAATGATTCGGTTCGTGGTGCTGGATACTATCTTGTACAAAATGCGACTGCCGCAGAAAGATTTCAAGGTGAGTTTGATTCGTTTGATTCAGATGGATTCTCGCTGACTTTTGATGCTGGAGAAGGTGACTACAACGGAAGCGGTAAAACCTATGTAGCATGGAACTGGAGAGCAAATCAAGGAACTAATGTATCCAACACAGATGGAACTATTACATCTACAGTAAGTGCTAATACAACTGCTGGATTTAGTATTGTTACTTATACAGGTACAGGTGCTGATGCTACAGTAGGGCATGGTTTAAGTGCAGTTCCATCAATGTATATTGTTAAAAAAAGAAGTGCCGCTGGTGATAACTGGTGTACATATCATATAAGTTTAGGCAATACAAATTTTATTAGATTAGATACAACTAATGCCGTAACCACATTTAACCTTTGGCAAGATACTACACCAACATCTTCAGTATTTTATTTATCATCTGATGTAGGAACTAATGGTTCAGGTGCTACTTTTGTAGCTTACTGCTTTGCACCTATTGCTGGATACTCTGCATTTGGCTCATACACAGGGAATGGTTCTACAGATGGTCCGTTTGTGTTTACTGGGTTTAGACCACGCTGGGTAATGTTTAAACAATCAAGTTCTTCGGGTGCTGGATGGTTAATTTATGACTCGGCTAGAAATACATACAACCTAGTAGATTTATACTTACAAGCAAACCAATCTAATGCTGAAGCTGGAAATTCAACCGATAATCCTTTAGATTTTTTATCTAATGGATTTAAATTAAGATACTCTAATTCTGCTACAAATCAAAGCGGTGCTACTTATATATACATGGCATTTGCCGAAAACCCCTTTAAATACGCTAACGCTCGATAGGAACTAATATGTTTATTAGACAAGACGAAATCAGACCAGACGACCGCTACTACTGGGTAACGGCAAATCCAGACGGTTCATATACTGCCACACCAAAAGCACTGGAAGACCGTGAAGAAGTTGACAAAGACGGCAACCCAATGTATGTGCAAGTCTTAGACAGAACTGATCCAGAAAACCCAGTAATGGTTAACTCTACTGAGCGCCTAGTCACCAAGGGTCTCAAGTCAAATCATATCGCACAAGTCAAGCACAACACCAACATGACCTTAGCTCAAACCGATTGGTATGTAATCCGTAAGGTAGAGCGTAATGTTGACATCCCTGCTGATGTAGCTACTGATCGTGCAGCAATCGTTGCATGGGCTACGGCAACAGAGGCATCTATTACAGCAGTAACCACAGTCGAAGAACTTAAAGCAATTAACTTAGGAGTATCTATCTAATGGCACACTTTGCAAAAATAGAAAATGGCGTAGTTGTACAAGTCGTAGTAGCTGAAGAGGCGTTTATCTCTACTGGTGCGTTGGGAGACCCAGCAAACTGGGTACAGACATCCTACAACACCCGTGGCGGCGTTCACTATAACCAAGACGGCACACCTAGCGGTCGTGAGCCACTGCATAAGAACTATGCTGGCATTGGTTATACATGGGATGGCACAGGGTTTTCTGCCCCACAACCATATCCAAGCTGGACAATGAACCAAGATTCTTATCTATGGGAAGCCCCAGTACCGTATCCAAACGATGACAAACGCTACTCGTGGGACGAGGCTACAACCTCATGGGTTGAGTTAGAGACAGCATGAGAACTACCGTAGAAGCTAGAACTTTAGAAGGCGGACTGATTGAGCCACACCATGAAGTAGAAGTGGTTTGTGCCGCCTGTGGTTATGACTTAGATGCGTCTGAGTTAGAGGCAGATACTTGTGCCGACTGCGGTGCGCCTTTGAACCTTAGACAGCATATCTCGATTCACGCAACGTCTGTTCCTGCTGCTGGCGGAGAGGTATTTTAAATTGAATCATGACGGACGAACTGGGGTTATCGGCTGGTGCTAAAGGCATTAGTGAAGGGATAAAAACTGGACGGGAAGCTGGTCGAGAGATTGGCAAGAACATCGAGGAAGTACAGAAGGAAGCAGTAGATGTAGCAAAAGCGCAAGCAAATGCAAGGATTCGTGAGCGTAGAGAAGCAGAGCTAAAGAAGGAACGGGCGATATTTAAAGCCCTTGAGGAGTACAAACACCGCAAGAAAATCAGCGATGAAGAGTACAAACTAAGGGTGGATTTTATAAAGCAGCACGGCACCAAAGAGTGGCAAAAGGTGCTAGACATCAAGACCGAGATTGAACGGCTTGAGAAGGAAGACAAGAAATACTTTGATGCCGAGTTATCAAAGGTTAAATGGGTGCAGTTCTGGTGCTTTTTAGTAGCTGCTTGGATTGCTTATTACATGGTATGGGGGAGTAAAAAATGAATGAACATGAAACCGCTAAAGAAGTTGCTGGTAAATACATCGGCAAACAAGGTCTTTTTTACATTACCTTTATTGTGGTGATTGGCGTAGGAGCTTCCATAGTCCTTGAAGAATCCAAGATGGCGGCAGTGATGGGACTGCTTGGTGCGTCTTTAACCGCCCTAATCTCAATGCTTAACGGTGTTGCTGGTGCTACCCCCAAACAAGACAAGCCTGAGTTTGAGATTATGAAAGAACTGATTTCCCGCCTAGATAAGATGGCTGACCGTGATCCAATGTCTGTGTCGGTAGAAGGTGACAAGGTAGTGGTTCGAAAAGGCGATAACGAAACCGAAGTAGGGAGAAAATAATGTTACCGTTAATGGCACTAGTCGATGTGGGGATGAAAGTCCTAGACAAGTTTATCCCCGATCCTGAAGCCAAAGCCAAGGCTCAAAAAGAACTCTTACAGATGCAACAAGAAGGCAGGTTAGCGGAATTAAACGCTGACATGAACGAGCAGAACAATATATCTGACCGTTGGAAAGCTGATTTAGGTAGTGATTCTTGGCTATCTAAAAACATACGCCCTATGTCTTTAGTGGCTATTTTTGCTGGTTACTTTCTTTTTGCCATGATGTCGGCTTTTGGCTACGATGCCAAAGAATCGTATGTAAACCTGCTTGGTCAATGGGGTATGCTAATAATGAGTGCGTATTTTGGTGGTCGTACCCTAGAAAAAATTATGGATATGAAAGCAAAAGAAAAAGATGCAGCTAAGTGAGCATTTTACCCTTGAAGAACTTACCCACACGGATCACAGGCAGTTTGACAATACGCCAAACGCTACCGAGATGGCTAACCTTGTGCGCCTAGCTGGGTTCTTAGAGGAAGTTAAGACTGTCTTAGGTGGCAAGCCCGTGATGATTAACTCAGCTTTTCGTTGCAAAGAAGTCAATGACGCTGTAGGATCAAAGGACACTAGCCAGCATCGGATTGGTTGTGCCGCAGATATTCGAGTACCGAGCATGACCCCCGATGAAGTCGTTAAGGCGGTGATCGCATCGGGGATTGGATATGACCAAATTATTCGAGAATTTGACCGTTGGACACATATTAGTATTCCT